ACCTTGCTCCATCATGCCGACGAATACTTCGCGGTTTTCTGGAGTTAGAGCTTCAAAAACTTCTGCAGCTAATGCGCCTTGATCACCAAACACATCAAAAGGGTTGATTTTGAAATCAACTTCTTCTTTCAGCTTAGCAACCTTTGGAGGAGCTGCATATTCACCTTGCTGCAAAACAGCATCGTGTAGGTCTTGGACGCGGCGGTGAAAGTCTTTCATATCACCAACATGACCCCAGTGAGCTTGACCACCATTGTAGCCGTCCTTGCTGGAAACGTGCTTAGCATGTGTATCAAGACCTTTGCCAATCTTATCCAACATCTTCTTTGTATCACTGTGATCCTGTAGATATTGTGCGTGAGCTACTTCACCTTCTTCAAGTGTTTCAACTTCTTCAGCAACGCGCTTTGCAGTAGGAGTTTCGCGCTCCATTGCTTGAGCAATTTCTTCGCGCTTGCTTAGCTCAGCAGCTGTCAAGTGCTTTTCAGATAGAATCTGGGAAAGTGTTTTCATACCGGTTCCTTCATAAACAGCCTGGTCTTGGCCACGTGCATATCCATGGTGATGTGTATTGCGCACGTACGTGTCGATGTTGCTTGCACGGAAATGATCATCACCATTACCATTTGCGTCATCTGTTTTTGCAATTACATGCTTGTCCATGAAGCGTTTTTCATCCTTCGTCTTAGGAACGTACGAAGTTACTGAATCAGGCTCGATGGGAGCTGTAGGTGTTGGCACCTCAGCCTTCTTTGCTTCAATTACTTGTTTCAGCGTTTTCATCGGTTGCGTCCTCTATGTCTGCGTTTTGTGGTTGAGTATCATCTTGTGCCACATCACCGAAATATGTTTGTGCTACGGTGATGCGCTCTGCATCAACAACGTCTGCAACCTTATCCACAACTAGCTGATTAAAAGCTGCTTGGAATTCACTCGGACTCTCGTCTCGAGCTGCTCTGATCATATCTGCGATGGTAAATGTGTTTTCACTCATGTTTTTCTCCAATTATTTAGTTTTTTTCAAACCGGCGCTTTTGTTGTTGGTACAACAGGAGCAGGCGGCTCGTTAGAATTTTCATCAGGACCCATATTCATCTGATATAGTGGATCCTTCATCTCTTCTTGTGTCTGTTTGTCAATCTCTTTGATCTCTTTGTCAGTCTGCTGTAGAATGTTCTTACGAACCCACTCATGTGAGTAATAGCGACCAACGTATGGATCTACCATTGGCATAATAGACATACGCTCTTTAATGATTGCAATTTCTTTTTGCTGTGAGAAGTAGTTGTCTTTTGCGTAGTCAAAAGTAATAGCTGTTTGCTGTTCTTCCCACTCTTCAACCGACATAACCTTTTTCAACACAACCTGCTTCTTGACTGTGTCAAGGAACAATTGGTTAAAACGCATCTTCAAGCGATCAACGAATTTGCTGAACTTAACTTCATCACGTGAAAGAGATTGATCATCACCAAAGTTAAATGTGCTCTCTGAGTCCAGACGTGAAGAAGGGACATTCAAAGATTTGTACATATTCTTTTGGAAGTACTCAACATCTGACAGCTCGCCAAGGTTCTGACCTGCTGGTAATGTGTCAATTTCCGTGCCACGGCCACCTTCACGACGTGGCAACCAGTAATCTTCAAGCATCGTCATAAACTTGCGATCGTCACGGATCTCACCGGTCGATGCGTCGTACACAACTTTATTCTTGTGTCGTTGCATCATATCACGCATATACTGTTCGGCCTTCATCTTTGGTAGGTTACCTACGTCGATGTAGAAGATACGGCGTTCTGGCGCGCGGGAAATGCGGTAAATGATTGTAGCATCTTCAAGTGCTCTCAATTGGTTGAGAGGCTTGATTGCTTTGTGGAGGTGTGAAAGAACAATTGTATTGTTCGGATCCAAGATACCGGATGTAACATGAACGATACTATCAGCAGCAATCTTTAGACCTGCAGCAGCGGAGTTGGTGCCAACTTCACCTGCTTTATTTTGGAACCCTTTATCATTGTAAAGGAAGTATTCCTGCACTGTCTTCGTAGCTAGTGCTTGATTCTTGTTGTCACGCTTTTTTGAGATCTCACGTACTTTACGTAGTTTGCGTGGATCGATATAGCGCAACTCTTTAATGCCTTCTTCGGGCTTTGTGACATCGATAACTGCGTGGTAATACAAACGACCGTCGATGTACCAACGTCTAAACAGCTCGAAAGCCATTTTATCAAACTCAAGCAGAGTCAGGACACGATCATACTCATCCTGAATCAGTTTCTTGATATTCGATGAAAATTTTGTGTTGTCTAAGTTGATATCAACGATCTTCTTATTGTCTTCAACGACAATAGCCTCATTGACAATATCATCAACAGCATTTTCCACCTCTGGGTGGCCTGCCATTTCACGGTACTTAGTGACTAGCTCTGCCTCTGTGCGAGCAGCGCCTTGTAGGTCAATGTATGTTCCGTATACACCACCAGCTGCAACCATAAGAGCACCGTCGTCAGTGACCTCGGGCGCAAATGTGGGTTGATTTTTTTCTTCGGTCTGGCGATCCACCTTGCGGAGGATTTCGAAGCCAAATAGATTCATTGTGTAGTCCTTTTAATTCCCGTACTCAGTAAAGAGAAGAGCGACTATTGTCGCTCGTTCTTATTAAGCTCCGCCGCCGTTGCCGGTGACGCCACCACTTACCTCCCACCAATCGTATTGAAAGGTGACTTGGAATTCTTCAATAGAATCCGTATCACCCCAGTTCAAATCAATCGATGAGATGTTTGTCGGGAAAATGCCATTAAATTTATAAGAGCGGATTGGCACACCAGTTTTTGAGAACTGAGTTACTTCTGCCGTTGACTTATATAGTAGAGGTGAAGCTGAGCCAAACGCACGTAGGTTTGTTTGGTTCGAATTGATCTTACTAGACCATTCTTCCATTGCATTGCGGATCAGGAAGTCTTCGTCGTTAATAACTGTGACTGTCCAATCGCCGAAAGTACGATCACCAGCCAACTTAACCTTACGACCGAAGTATGGAACTTCGATCAGGCCAAGAGATGATTCTGGGATCTGTGCTGAACGTACCATGAAAGGTACTTTAATATCAGCAATGCTGTTTGCAGGGTTAGAAAAAGTAACCTGGAAAAGGGAGCCGCGTGCTCCCCCCAGCGTTAATTGACTTCTAATCTCGTTTACATTAAACGCCATGTTTGTTCTCCTTGTCTTTTATTTATTATTAAAACTGACCGACAACTTCGGAGAACTCAACACCTGTTCTAACAGCAACAAAGTTCAATTGAATGAAGTTGATGCTCTTAGCTGGTTTAATATAAATGTCACCAACGAATCTGTTACCATCGATAACTTCACCTGTGTTGTTTGTAGTATCGCAAACAACCTTGAAGTCATAGATGCCGCGGCGACCCTGAACATCACGTAGGAACGGTTCAACCAAATTACGGAATTGAGCGCGTGTGAAATCGTCGTTGAACTCAAACAGTGTAAACTTAGTAGCTGTTGCAATTGCCTTTTCCAAGGTAATGAACAAACGACGTACGTTAATACGGTCGAAAGCGCTTGGCTTAGCCAGCAGAGTCTTGTCACCGTAAAGAACAGTGCCTTGACCTGGGAACGTAACAACTGGGTTAACGCCTGCCTTGTACAGAATATCGCGATCAGCTTGACGTGGGTTAAACGCTAGCTTGACGATGTTCTTGATCTGGCCGCGGTTGAAACCAGCAGGAGACCACCATGAATCGCGTTGATCGTCGGTACGTACGCACAGACCAGCTGTGTCGCCGTTCAGAGGAATCCAACGGTACAGGTCATTGTACTTGTCGTATTGGTATTTGTAGCCAGAATCCAACACTGCATAAGAAGTGCTGCGTAGGCTGTTACGGAAAGTAACAACATCATTAGACTCGTCACCAGCATTGTTAACAACGTCAGCTTTTTGTGGTGAAACAAACACAACACAATCTTTACGCTTCTCAGCAATGTTATCGATCAAGTAGTTTGCAATCTGCTCACCGTTTGTGCCGCCACGAGATACACCAGTCAGG